GGCCATTACGGCCGGGATAAACACTCCCGAAAATAACTGATTATAAACGTACCGTTCATAACAGTTACTTGATGGCACTCACATACAGGAGTCCGATCGAGGAAGTGTTAACCTACCTTGAACCGGCGGCGCAATCACTGATTGCTACAACCGCTACCACAAGTTATCAGCAGAACGAGAAGGAGAATTTTGAGTGGTTCAACTATAGTATGACTGCACTAGCGAAGGAAAAGCTGAGCAATGCAGGCATTTACTTGAGTCCCTACTCCGGCTACGTCCATTCTCATCCTGTTTGCAAAACTTTGGAGAATTATATTTTGTATAAAGTACTACCAGGTGTTATAAATAACTCATTTTACTTTGTGGGGATTAAACAGTTTAAACTTAATTTCTTAAAGAAACGTAGTAAGCATTTAGACATGTTGCAATGTATTAATCGTTATGTGAGTAGCGCAGATAAGATTAGGTATGGTAATGAATTTGTAGTTAGGAGAAGTACAGAATCTAGAGCACTGAGAAGGCATTCATTAGTTGAGCAGTCTGATACACTTAGGGATCTGATACCCAACGTCCCAGGTTACTCCAACCTATTCCTTCATGATGAATTGCATTATTGGAGTAAGGAGCAATTGATTACGTTCTTAGAAATTTGCAAGCCACAAGTCATGCTGGGTACCCTTGTGTACCCTACAGAAATTTTTGCAGGTTCTAAGAATTCATTGAACCCCTGGTGCTACGAGTATGAAATAAAGAAGGGTAGATTGCTCTACTACCCAGATGGGGTTCGAAGTGAAGGGTACGACCAACCCCTGGAAGGCGGATTTCTGCTTACGGCCAACAAAATACAATTACTCGATGGCACTGTGTATTGCGTCGACATCGTGTGCAGCAAATTTTCGCATCACCTCGTTAGCATTACGAGGGGTGATTTTGTTGTTCCCAGCTATAGATCGTTTGGGCCATTTGAAGCAGTACATTCAGGCCCTCTGAAAGATATTTCTAGAGCAGCTGGGGAATGCTTCCCAGTGTGCTACCATACTGTGCTTAGAGAGTACAGGTACTTGAGGTCTCTCAAGAAGCCAGATATCCAATCAGCCATGGCTAAATTTTCACAATTGAGCCACGAGCCTTCAGGCGCTGCGATCAAATTCATGGAAGAACTGAGCAAGCTAATCATAGAAACTGGGGATGTGAGGACCGTAATCCGCCCTGAATTAGTGACAACATTCTTCGGAAATTTGGGTAGAGCGCTGCCAGCTATTATTGCATCCAAAATCAAATCGACCAGGAGTGTCTGCTTGGATGAATTCATAGGTACGTTGAGGCCACTCAGTGTAGATTTGAAGTTGATAACTGTGACCCACGCAACCGAGATTAGAGTGGGTCTAGATGAGTGCGAAGCTGAAGAGGGAGTGGAACTAGTTGAAATGATCGATGAAAGATGGGAGGGCCGCGGCTCAGCATTGTTCGAAAGAGCAAGAAGTCCTTACAGCAGCATGGTCCCACTGTATGATTGTCCGAAGCGCTGGAAAGTCGCGTGTGCAAGAACTTGGCTGCTAAAGTTGTACTGGAAGCGGTATGTAAGTGCCTGTTTTTCGGAGCAAGTGGGGTTCAGCATGAGTGTGGGTGAGTACGTAGGCGCGGCTCTGAACAGGGCGAAAATGATTGGTCTCGCGCCCCTACTTTTAGCGACTCGGGCATTAGGGAAAAGGCGGGGAAATCGCAGAGATTGGCCGAGGCCCAAACCAACTTTGCCCTATGATTGCAGTGTCCAGTGCTTGCTACGGCTTTCCGCCAACGGAGCTTGGATTGCTTTTCTTGAGTGGCATGGACATGGCGAAAGAAAGGTGCCGAACACGCCCGGCAGAGGCATGATCCGGGGAGGCATTAGGATGACCTTTTTCGCAAGAATTGCGACTTTTTCGAAGAATTGTACCCTTCGTATGCCAATCAAACAGCCCCTCCGTGCAGCACAGGGCCCGTATCACTTTCAGCGCATCCTTGTATTTGGGGAAACCGGAGAAGAAAGGAAGTGTAGCGGGGAAGTNATTGAATGCCTGTGTAATTCGCACATTCCTGTGAATTCTCTACTTCACGATGGGGATTGCAGTGTGGAGTTCCCTAGCAAATTGGAAGGCCGTGAGGTGGCTTGGTTTTCCAAGGGTGCGGTACCATACAGGTGCGCTGGCAGCGAACTCAAATCACTGGGTTGGCCTCTGTGGCTCACGCCCTGGTTAGAGCTGAATGGGCTTCCGACGAAGTATGACTGTATGCTGGCTCAAAAATATGTGGAAGGGGCAGAGACAGGATTCCATAGGGATGATGGGACCCTTTTCAAGGTTGAGGAAAGTGTACTCACTGTCAATTTGCTTGGTACTGCTGAATTCGGCATTGAATGCAAAAACGGAGCAGTTTGGAGAAATCTTGGCCATGGCGATTATTTTCAGATGCCTGCTGGTTTCCAAGGAAGCCACAGGCATGCTGTGCGAAATACTTCTGCAGGTCGCATTTCCTACACATTCAGAGTACTTAATGAGTTAAAGAGTGGCGAGATTGGTGAGGCTTGCAGGCCAGGTGGGGAAACCAAGAATGAGGGTGGTGAGCAATTTGAGGCCTCAATTGATGGGGTTAAAGTCACGTACCGCCCACTATCACGCACGAGGAAGTATAGAATCATTGGGAATTCAGGTGGCGGCGATTGCTTCTGGCTAGCTATGTCTTATTTTACGGGAATTAACGTGCTGGACATGAAAGAATCTATTCTGAGCAGTACTTCGCAGCACGACAAGAGGTTGCGTGAGCAGATGGGATTGAAGGCGTGGGCCGAGGATGAGGCAATCCTGGCTACTTGCAAGAAATTGGGCTACGATATTCCCATGATTGATGAAGCCAAAAGTAGAGATGTGGTTCGAGCCAATGGTGGTAATACCCTATTAGCCACTTTGAGATTCACGGGGAACCATTTTGAAGCTATTATGCCGATTGAAGGATGCACCATTAAAGCACTTGCAGACTGTGTGAAGCGGCAAGAAAAGGAGGTTTTTTCAGTGCTTGCGCATTCAATGGGCAGGGAGTTTCTGAGAGAAGTACTTGAAGGTAAGGGGGTGAGCTTGGAGCAGTTTGCCACTATGTGCAATACCCTAGACGTAAGAGCAGTTCTAGAGCTCGAGGAGGGTACAATGTTGGTGAATGAAGTTGGACGGATCGAGGGTTACTTTAGCCTGCTTGAGGGTCACGCAGTTTTTAAAAAGGGCAAACCGTTAGCGAGACACACGCAAACGAATGTCCACGATAAGGAGTTGGCTCTAACAGATGAGGAGCTGCTACCAATTTCGACGGTCAGCACAAGAATAGAGTTCAAGCCAAGTAAAGTTCGTGCAGGCTTATTGAGCGATTGTTTACATCAGGGTAGTACAGGGGTACTGTGTTCAGAATTATACAACAATCGAAAACCCCTTATGCCTGAAGAGCCGCGGTTGGGCGCTAGGGAAATACACGTTGTGCTTGGGACTTTTGGGTGCGGCAAGAGCACACTGATTCGTAAGGTGATGTGCAAAGCCCGTAGTAAGGCAATCATCTACATCTCACCTAGGAAGTTCTTGTGTGATGATTTTCAGAGGAGTATAGAAGAGATGAAAATCGAGTTCGGGAGGAAAGCTGGCGAGCTTTTTAGGAGCCTCACGTTTGAGAAGGCCTCGTTGCAGGCGAGCAAGGTGATTCCTGGTGCGTTAGTTATGCTTGATGAAATTCAGTTATTCCCCCCAGGTTTCGTGTCTTTGCTTTGCTGTCTCCTCCATGAGGAGGTCAAATTAGCATTGTTTGGTGACCCCTGCCAAAGTGATTATGATTCTGAGAAAGATAGGGCTGTGTTGGGCGCGTTAGAATCGGACATTGTGGATATAATTGGAGACAGGAGCTACAATTACAATACCACCAGCCGTCGCTTTAGGGGTGAGTTGTTCCGAGGACGATTACCATGTGATCATGCGGAACCGCCGAGTACGAGTAGCAAGCTGGTGATCATCGAAGGCCTCGACAATGTTGACTGCACAGCGGAGAGTAGCAAAGTGTGTTTGGTCTCATCCTTTGAAGAGAAAAAGATTGTCCAAGCTTACTTTGGGGCAAAATGCAAGGCGCTAACTTTTGGAGAAAGCACTGGTGCCAACTTTGATCATGGCACAATTTTGGTGACCCATATATCTGTGCACACAAATGAGCGGCGATGGGTAACTGTTCTGAGCCGCTTCAGAGAAAGTGTCGTCATTGTCAATGCTGTGGGCATAAGCACCGAATTATTGGCGAAAGTGTACGATGGGAGGAGCTTTGGTCATTTCCTTAAGTCGAGCGCTAAAGTTGAGCAACTACTCCCACTGTTACCAGGCAAACCTGTATTCACACATGGTTTCATTGCAAATCGGTTTGGGGCTGATGAGGGGAAGAGAGAAGAAAAGTTGCAGGGGGATCCATGGCTCAAAACAATGGTTGATTTACTACAGATAGAAGATCTATCTGTGGTAGAGGAGGCAAAAGTAGTCCTTGAGAGTGAGTGGTGCAAGACCCACCTACCTCAGTGTGATCTCGAAGGGGTTCGAGCTCGATGGGTACACAAAATCCTCGCCAAGGAATTTAGGGAGAAAAGGATGGGTTACCTTGTGTCAGAGCAGTTCACTCATGAGCATTCAAAACAACTTGGGAAGCACCTCACAAATGCAGCCGAAAGGTTTGAAACAATATACCCCAGACATCGAGCTTCGGACACAGTGACTTTTATCATGGCTGTGAGGAAGAGATTGCGGTTTTCAAACCCAGTGAAAGAAGCGGCCAAACTGAATCAAGCGATGCCTTACGGCCCATTTTTGCTGAGTGAGTTTTTAAAGCGTGTGCCCCTGAAACCGATGCATGATAGCCGGATGATGGCTGAGGCCAAATTTGATTTCGAAGAGAAGAAAACGAGCAAGAGTGCTGCAACCATAGAAAATCACAGCAATCGATCTATGAAGGAATGGGCGATAGATATTGGCCTTGTATTCTCGAAAAGCCAACTGTGCACCAAATTTGACAACAGGTTCCGTGACGCAAAAGCTGCGCAGACTATTGTTTGTTTTCAGCACGCCGTTTTGTGTAGGTTCGCGCCATACATGCGGTATATTGAGAAGAAGTTAAATGAGGTTCTGCCAGAGAAGTACTACATTCATTCCGGTAAAGGTTTAGACGAACTGAATGAATGGGTTAAGAGGGGTGGATTTGGCCGCGTCTGCACAGAATCTGACTATGAAGCCTTTGATGCGAGCCAAGACCAATTCACCGTCGCATTTGAAATAAGTGTCATGAGGTATTTGGGCTTGCCACCTAGCTTGATCGAGGATTACAAATTCATCAAAACTCACTTGGGCTCTAAATTAGGCAGTTTCGCTATTATGCGATTTTCAGGGGAAGCGAGTACCTTCCTGTTTAACACGATGGCCAACATGCTCTTTACTTTCCTCCAGTATGATCTCAGAGGGGATGAGCGCATATGCTTCGCGGGAGATGATATGTGCTCGAACAAAAAGTTGCACGTATCCGACAAACATAGCTCTTTCCTCAAAAAGTTAAAGTTAAAGGCCAAGGTCGCGCATACGGATAGACCAACCTTTTGTGGTTGGAATCTAAGCCCCGATGGAATTTTTAAGAAACCACAGTTAGTGCTTGAAAGGTTATGCATAGCCAAGGAAACCAATAACCTCATTAATTGCATTGATAACTATGCAATTGAGGTTGCTTTCGCGTACCAAATGGGCGAGCGAGCCAAAAATTACATGACTGAAGAGGAGGTGGAAGCTTTCTACAACTGCGTGCGCATAATTGTGAAGAACAAACACCTTCTCAAGTCGGACGTGCTTCAAGTGTATCAGACGGATTTGGTAATGTAGCTTAGGTTGTAGCTTTATAGATTGCATATGGATGTGTTAGTGTCGTACTTAAATAAATATAAGTTCGTGCGTTTGTGTAGTAATATAACACCGCCAATAATTATTCATAGCGTTCCAGGTGCTGGGAAGAGCAGCTTAATTAGGGAGATTATTCGTGCTGACCCTCGATTTGTGGCGTACACGCAGGGGCGTGCCGATCCAGTGAGCATCGAAGGAGTGCAGATTCAAAAACAACCAGCAACAATCCCATCAGGAGCTTCCTTTGTTCTTATTGACGAGTACATTGAGAAGGGGCTCCCAGAGGGTGCGTTCGCAGCATTTGCGGACCCATTGCAGGGTGGTTCTGGTCGAGTGTTACGCGCCCACTTCATCAAGACTGAAAGTCATCGCTTCGGCAAGTGCACGGCTCAACTGCTTCGAGAGTTGGATTTTAGTGTGACGGCCCACGGGGAGGACGTGGTGCAAATTCGTGGAATTTATGACGTGGACCCAAGAGATACAGTAATCTATTTTGAGCCTGAGGTGGGAAATCTGTTGACTGCGCATTCCATTGAAGCGTTTTGTATCGAAGAGATACGCGGTCAAACATTTGAAAGCGTGACGTTCGTCACTTCACAAAGCGCACCAATCGACAGAGCAAAGGCTTTCCAGTGTCTTACAAGGCACAGAAAGAGCCTACTCATACTGTGTCCGGATGCCACTTACACCGCCGCCTAATTATACTCAGGTTTACGTTGCCGTTGCCATAGGTGCGTCCATCGCTTTAGCTTTAGGATTGCTAACTCGGAACACACTCCCTACGGTTGGTGATTTGCAACATAACTTACCTCACGGCGGAACATATAGGGACGGCACAAAGTGTGTGCACTATTTCAAACCAGCAAAACTGAATTCAATTGAACCACGCAATTCTTGGGGCACTCAACCTTGGGCTTTAGTTATCATTCTAACTGCGTTGATTATCGCCTTGAGCCGGAAGTCGAATGTCTGTGCTACATGTGGTCGTCATCACTCATGATATCGGTAGGGTTGGTGAGTTTCTGCTTGACCTGGCTGATAATGGGGTCCTGGCAGAGGGAAAGTTGTCTCATGGTTCTAACTGGAAAATCTATACGGATACAGGGGTGCAATCTGTCACCAGAACATATAAGGGCCTTGAGCCAACTCAAAGCACTTCAAGTGAGCCTTTAGGTGTGCAGGCAGAGGATCGTTATATACTGCATCTTGACATTATGCCACCAAAGGAAGCACCAGAAGTGGTCCCGCCGCCGGTTCCACCACCATTGCCAATGAAGGAAAAGGAGGCTTCAAGTTCTTCTGAGCCAAACGATGAGGAGTTACGCCAGCGAAGATTACTGAAGTTAATTGAAATCCTGCAGGCTCAGAATCACAATTCAAACCTTAAGAACGTATCCTTCGAAATTGGTAGGCCTTCTCTTGAGCGACCCCCCGCAATGCGTAGGGACCCTGGAAATCCATATGGGAGGTTCTCCATTGATGAGCTTTTCAAAATGAAGGTCGATCTGGTGTCGAATAACATGGCTACTACGGAGCAGATGGCAAATATTATGGCAGATATAGCGGGCCTTGGTGTGCCCACCGAACATGTTACCTCCTGTATACTCAAGATGGTCATCATGTGCGCCAGTGTTAGTAGTTCTGCCTATCTGGACCCGGATGGAAGCGTAGAGTTTGAGGGTGGTGCAGTGCCAGTTGATTCAATAGCTGCTATCATGAAGAAGCATTCAACGTTAAGGAAAGTATGCAGGCTGTACGCTCCGCTGGTTTGGAACAGCATGCTAGTGCGGAACCAGCCGCCATCTGATTGGCAAGCTATGGGTTTCCCTTACAATGCGAGGTTCGCAGCTTTTGACACCTTCGATTATGTGACCAACACCGCTGCTATCCAACCAGTCGAAGGTATAATCAGGAGACCTACCGCAGAGGAAGTGATAGCACACAATGCCCACAAACGCCTAGCTTTGGACAGGTCGAATAGAAATGAGAAATTCGGCAATTTGGAAACAGAGTACACTGGTGGCTTGCAAGGCGCAGAAATAGTCCGCAATCATCGAAATGCAAACAATGGGTAAGCATTCCAAGTGCATGGAAGCTATTATATTTAGTTTAATAAGTGTGTTGCCTATAGATATTTGCGTGTGTATAGCTTTGAGGGCCCTCAAGACCGAGCCTGGTTTCGGCAGATCGAGTTACGCTCGACGCCGTCGTGCCAAAGCTATTGGTCGGTGTGAGAGGTGTTATCGAGTCTACCCTCCTATTTGCAATTCTAAGTGTGATAATAAAACTTGTGTGCCTAGAATATCCAGTAATGAGCGAGTGGTTCAATTCATTAAATACGGAGTAACCGAGGTGATACCGTATTCGCAATTTAACGAGAACCGAGTTCTGCCTAAATCCTAAATAATATATAAGGGTGAAACTATAAAAATAATTTGTTTTTAAAAGATTTTAGC